CTTCTTCTTTATCTTCTTTGTCTTTCTTTGCTGCTTTTTCTTTTTCGTCTTCTTTATCTTGTTCGTCATCTCTCTTTTTAATCTTCTCTAACCATGGAGGCATCTTTCCAGCAAATAGAGATGTCATAGCAGCAAATGTTTCATCGTCCATGCTTTCGAACTTATCAGCTGTAGCGTTAGCTGTATCAGCATCTAGACCGTTTTCCATTAAAGCAGAAGCTCTTTTCATCTTCTTCTCTTTTTTAACCATCTCTTCTTCTTTGGCCTTGTATCCAGCGATGGTTTCAAGAGCCGCTTCAAGATCTGACTTTGTTTTCTTCATGTCTTCGTCTTTTTTAGCCATCATCTCTTCTTCCATCTTGGTAGCTTCTTCCTTCTTTGCAGCAACGGCTTCTTGTGAAGCTGTTAACTCAGCGATGGTCTGCTCTTTAGCTTTAATTTCCATCTCTAAAGCAGCTACCTTGTCTTTTAGCTCAGAGGCTAGTGAATAAGCTTCCTTGACTACTTCAGCTGATGAAGTTGTCATAGCTTCAATTTTAGTTTTAAGTTCAGCTACTTCTGCTTGAATATTTTCTAAATTCATAATGTTATTCTCCACATTAAGGTTGGTCTGATTATCAAATACACCCGCAATCGATAAATCTTCAAAATTTTCGGTTGAATTTTTTATGACTGGCTCCTCAAACATATTTTTGGTGAAAATTATGCTATCTGGATTAGCTGGTTTATTAACAAAACCCTTACCAGAAAAAGTAATTTCTCTCAATACTCTACCTATCTTATAATTATCATGCTCACCTTGTCCACCATATGCTCTTAAAAATTTTGTTAAATATGCAGTAGCTTCATTTCTAGGTAATATTTTATATTCCCCACTAATCTTATTAATTAGTCCATAATCAAAACTCTTAAAGAAGCACTCCATACTAACATACTTAGAGCCATTCTCAATTTCTGCTATTAGCTTTTCTGCTCTATCTTTTAGGTCTATATTAGAAAAGGCTTTATATATTACAGAGCCTGTTAGGATGTGGTATTTTTCTGGTAGACTCTCTATCGGCGTTGATTCAGCTATTAAATGGCCGTCTTCTGTAATTGGCCAGTTAGAAGTTATATGACCAATTATAGTAGCCTCATCATGCTCAAGATTGGTGGGCTTATCTTCTGGAGTATTTCTAGCTGCCCATACTTCTTCTTTATCAAAAATATCGTCATTTTTATTCCATGAAGAGCTAACCAGAATAGACTGAACATAATATAAATCGGAATCGCTTAAAGAGGCCAATGTTTTTATATCTTTAATATTATGTTTATGATGATCTAGGGATGGACTAACAGCACAAGCATATGATATGGATGCTGATGCTTGAAGTTTTTCAGAAAGACCGTCAAGTTTTTCTTGCTCAAAAATGTTCATATTTTTCTCCTATTCTTAGGATGAATACACCAAGCTATAAAAAGACGCCTTTGCCTGCTTTTGGTCTTCAACAGAAAGAGGTTGACCTAGTGTTTGTTCGATAGTCTTAAGCCAGTTTTTATATTCTGTGATTCTATCATGTGTTGCATGTGTGTTGATCTCAGAGAATGCGGCTATTACAGATTCCGTATCTATCTTTGACATTGGCTGTAAACTAAATAGTATCTTGGCGCGTGTCTCTTCTGCTTCTTGGAATTCTACTGAGCTTAAACTCCTTAGATTTTTTTTGCTATAAAACTCAAGCAAGATGGGATTGATTATCTCATTGATCTTATCTTGGGCCTTGCTAGCCCAAATCATTATGCTCGCTCCGGTTTGTGGCTTGAAAACTTTTGTTTTTCTCTGTTCGGTGTCCTTTGACATTTTCGGTCTGCCCTGTCCTGGCACCTGGGGCAACGATTCTTGCGAATCGTTTGCCAACTTCGTGGGAGAACCGACAGGAGGAGAAGGAGGAGTCTTTAGTTCTAATGCAGTTTTTTCTCCTGATTTTTTCTTGTCTAACTCTAGTCCAACTTGACTAGGAGTAACAGTTCCGCTTTGTAGAGCTATTTTCTTTAAACTGTTTTCTAATTGTGGATCATGCCAAGGCCCAGCTTTTCTTGCCATTCTATCACTCTTTCTTTCTCTGCCTTCTCTATTTAGTCTAGACTTTTCCATATCTGGATCAAATCCAAATTTAGTTTGTAGTAGCTCATCACTAATAAGGTTTCTATCTGCTAATTGAATTAATAATGCTTTTTCACTATTCTCGTCACTAAGATCCATTCTATCAAATTCTATTTTTGCCGGATATTTAAAACCCATAGCTTTCTGTACTATCGCAATTTCATTCTCCCAAAATTGTATTAGAACATCTCTTCCGTACTGTAGTCTTTGTGTTAGGGTTTTTAGTGAGATGAAATTATTTGTAGTACCAGCTGCTCCGAAAGTTCCAGTCAATGTGGGGGGAATTCCAAGACCAGCATATACAGCATTCATATGAGGTATGTATTTGCCTTCTCCTAAAAATTGATGGACATTGCTGTTCGACTCTAACAATTCAATATCAGGACCCCAAATTAGATCCATAGTGCCACCACCAGTATTATTTCCTAATATCTGAGCTAGCTTAGCAGTAGCTGCTTTCGTTGGTGCTATTTTATGCTCTAGATTACCTAGCTTAAAAATTCTTATATTAGAAACAGCACCATCTAAGGCTGCCATATCAGCAAGCTTCAGTTTTTCAACTACCGTTAAATCATCCATAATAGCGTATATCATTGGAAATGCCCAAGCTTGCCAGTCATCTTTTTTGTAATGAAATACAAGAGTTTTATTTGGATCAAGTGGATATCCGTGCTGTGTCTTCGCTGCTTCAATTATTTCTTTGGGAAGACCTGCGAGTATTTGTTTTTCAGCATCTGTTTTTGGGGAATTAATTTGACTTCTTAAATTGCCGGGCAGTTGTAGCTCGTATGTCTTATTGTCTACAAAAGAAGCTAATGGACCGGCTATAACGTCTACAAAAACAGGATCAATAAAGGTATATCTCCAAGGAATTTCTCTTTTATCTACTGGCATATTATCTATGTCTGAAATTTGATAATCTGCAGCACCTAAACTTTGATATAGTTTATCTGTGACCTTTAAGCTAATCTTGGCTGTTCTTCTGTCTATGATAACATTACCAGATTTATAAAGATTATTTAGAAATCTTTCGCTTCTATCTTTTCCATTTATTTTTTTAAACCATCTTCTATAAAATCTTTCTATTCTTTTGTTTCTATGAGAAAATCTTATACCTTGTGTGGCGAAATCACCCATAAGATCGATAACATTTTTGACTAAGCCAACCCTTTGATAAATATCCTCTGCTCTTTGCAGAATAGCTTTTAATTTTTTAGGTACTGCTTCATCTGGTCTAAAGTAGTCGTAGTCTGTGCGAGTAAATCCGGGGCGACTACCTGTAACTCCGTCTAGATTGGAATAGTCCAACCCATATCGACGCATACCTTCTGCTTTTTGAACTAGAGTAAATTCGTCTAGGGAGGCTGAAGATCTTTTCAAAGCTTCTTGTTTACTGGCCAAATCGTCTCCCCATGTAACGTATGCGTCCTCGGGGATGGTATTAGCGTTTTGGATCACATCTGCTTTGGTTTTCTTTTTAGCCATAATTTATCTTAATTGTAATAGTAATAGTATTGCATTTAGATTAGATAAGATATATTTATCATATACACTTATTCTCTATAAATACCGGTATAAATATCATCATTAGCGCCATTAACAAACCATTCTGGTCCTTTATACATTTGACCGTTATGGGATACCATCTCACTAGCTTTACCTCCAACCACATCATATTCTATTGATTTGAGTGTTCTTGTCATCTGTCTGGCTATCATATTGGCAATTAATAATGAACTGTATCTATCTTTGCGCAATCTTCCTTTTTTACCATTAGGCATTTTAACCTCTGGAGTATCCCAGCGATCCCTAGCATTCGGCCCAGTACTAGTTTGGGTCATTACTATAGTTGTAAGCTCATTCTTTAGTTCCTCAATTTCTAAGATGCATTCACTTAAACTATCATAAATTGGATTTAATTCGCTTTCAAGAATATCTTTTCCTTCTCTCTCTAGGGCTAATCCTAAAGTTAAATTATCGAATCTGGGAAATAATAATACTTTATCTTCTAAGTCTTTTCTTAATCCGTGATTGGCCTGGGCAGTCCAGTCCGCCTTGGCGAACTGCACCAATTCAATAAGATGTAAGCCAGCCTGATCGTCTGTGTCTTTACTTTTATCTGGATCTATTATTGGCCAAATTAAATTTTCTCCATCTTCTAGCTTTGCGGGATCATGTAGAGCTTCTTCTATCGCCACACCTCCACCCTGAGCATCCAATCCTATACGGGCACAAGGGAAAATTTTCATTAGATTCCTGATCTTACGACAACAGAATCCATAAAAATCATGGTCTTTTACCAACCCTGTTTTTAGTCTTTCTTTAAAATTACTACGATTAGTAGTCCAGCAATATACTATTCTGTTATGGTCCGGATGAGTTTCTATGATAATGATACTAAAATTATCTTGTTCGGATGCCGGGTCAATCCCATAGACATACTGAGCTTTTGGGTCACCAATAACCATAGCATCAAATGAAACTGTTTTGCTTCCAATTAATATCGGCTTAGAGTCTGAAGTTACACATCCTTCTATCAAGCTTCTTCTAAAGAATCCTTCGCTATCTGTAACAAAACACGCTGCATATTCCATGTTGTAAATGCCGCTATGAATTGTAGCTCGTGCTCTACTAACTTGCTTATCGTCCATGAATCCTTTTGGAATTAACTCATAAGGCATTCTGATAATTGAATAATCTTTCCAATTAAAATTACTAGGAACTTCTCCCTTAAATAGTTCTGTAAGCTTACGCTCATCTCCTTGACTTTCTATAATTGCCTTATATCTTTTCCAATAGCTAGCAAAATGCTTAAAGTCATAATCCGCCGTGCCAGATATGATAGCTTGATTTCCCATCTTATATTGAAGCTGCTCTAGCTCTTCGTTCCAAATTCCAGCTTCTTTCATGGCTTGTTTTTTGGCTTCTTCTTTTACGTTTTGTATTGGACTAGCACTAACTGCCGCGAAGCCCGAGACTACTGTTTCATAGATATCTGGAGATATGGATGCAAATTCGTCCGCTATAATGATATGAGCTCTTAAACCTCTGATCTTACTTCCATCACCCAT